GTTTTAAACGGGGTGGGGGGTTGGGCTCCTGGCCCCGGGTCGTTGGGGGTTCCCCCGGGTCATTCTCAGCAGAATCGTCGTTCTCGGGTGACGCTTGGGTGACTTTTTCCGGTAATGCTGCTACTTGCTCCGTTTCAATCGCATTCGCGGCGGATACTATATCCGATCCAAGCCTGGCAGACTGCAACCCGGAAAGCTGGTCCGCGCTGATCGAGGAGCGAATATGCGTGGATCGAACATCGACCTTCTTCGAGGTTGCATACTCATCGCTGAACCGCGCACCGAGAAGCTTCATGGCCAGGTGACCGTCACCATTAGCGATACCATCGTTGACTGTTCCCAATGCGAAAGCTTGGTACTCCGACTCTGCTTGTTCGATTGCATCTCGAAAGTCAGAGTACTGTTCCGCCCAACGATATAACGTACTTTTTCCCACTCCCGCCATAACGGCAGCACGTTGAACCGGCAGTCCGCACCTGACGTTCTTCAGCATTGCTTCAATCGTTTCGGGAATATAACCGGTCGGTCTCCCGGTAATCTCGCCGGTACCGAGTTTGCTCGCTTGCTTACGTCTCGCCTCCATCACGGACTTCGGCATGGCGATAGGCGCATTCCGCAGCACCTCCAGCCTCGACGTCTTCTCCTCGGCAGAGATGGTGTTCTTGACGATGGGAACGGCTTTCTTCTTTGCCGTGGTTTTACGTTTGCCTGCCATCGATCTTCTTTTCGAGTTCACCGAACTTATCGTCAATGCGGCATCGCAGCCGCACAACTTCTTTCCTCAGTTCGCCCACCTCAGCGGTGAGTTCGTCTACCCGGCCACCGAGGTTGTCGTCCTTCGGTTGCTCGCCTGCCAATGTTTCGCTTGTTGTTATACCACTCATAATTTTAATTAAGTAACCTTGCCTAACCTCGCCAGACCATGCCGCACCTCGCAGCACCCGACCATGCCGATCCACGCCTTGTCCTTACCACGCCAAACCGATCCCCGCCCAACCTCGCCCAACCAATCCTGACCCCGCCAAAACTTGCCAATCCACGCGACTCTCTGCCTCGCATTGCCTCGCCTAACCAGTCCTTACCTAACCTAACCGGTCGCAACCCCGCCCGACCTTGCCGTGCCAATGCCTGCCGTACCCCGCCGGACCACTCCACGCCCAACCTAGCCCAGCCTTGCACTACCCCACACTTCCAGACCTAACCTAGCCATGAAAATCATTTTTCCAGTTCCTCCCAGTGAACGACATTGAACGTGCCGAACGGCCCACGGCATTGTGGCCGGAAGTCGCCTATCCCGACTTGTTGACCTCCTTCGGCCAGGAGTTGGTGAACAAAATCGGGAGGAAGAACAGATTCGTTTATGCGAACATTAAACTGAATCGACCACTCATCGAATCGTGGACGGTGACGCATGATTCGGCCTTTGGTTGACGGGATGACAACGGGTCGGGAATCGACTTCAAAGTCCTTTGCGGGAGTTAAACCATCGCCGTTCAGGATGGTGACGGTATCGGCTGGGATAAGGACGGCAGCGTAGACTGCGTATTTGGCGGACTTACGTGAACCGGTCAGTTTATGGTTTGACCCGGCTTCAGACATCATCCGGGTCAGACATGCGCTTGGCATGTAGAACTTCCCGGCTTTATCCTGGTAGCAGACCCGTTCAGCCGCCTTTCGAGGAGTTTCTTTTTTACGAACCACGGTTCGTGTTGACTTGGTGCTATCAGATTCCGCTTTTTCATCGAATCGATGTTGCATTAAAGCGGTTGTTCCGGTAATTTTAACGTCGAATGTTTTCATTTTATTTGTTTTTTGTGGTTAACATAACCCCAAATTGTAGCCAACCGACCCGCACGTTGAAGTTGTGAATATTTATTGAGAACTTGCCTATTGCCGCCCGGCAGATAGCGGGCTTGGCGTACAGGTCGGTTGGTTAAATTCTTCATACTATTTCCCATTCGTAACCGTTCCAGGCGCGGTGTTGCGCGTCTCGGGAAAGGCGATTGATCGGCGGGGCGACATCCAACCTGGCGTATAGAACCTATCATCCATCTAACCTTTCCCCCCAACATGCGTTTCCTGAGCCTCCACGGCATCCTCACTCGATTTTTCTTTCTCTCGGGTGTCTGCACACCCCCGGAACTCTTTAAACGCCTCAGAAGCGTTTTTTGCAAGCTCTTCCCACTCCTCATCGGTCAATCCTCGTTGGGGGGGAATTTCTGAGTGTTTAGGTTTCTCATAGGCTCGTGGTTTCTCTATGCCGGCTGCCAGTTGTCGAACGTGATGTTCCATTGCAATCAGGTTCCGATATTCCTCACGGTCGTTGGATCGGATGGTGTTACCTGAAACCGTATACACTCCGCGTTCCACCAGGTCGTTGATCTGTTCTCTGATCACCTTCAGTTGTTGCTTGTATGCGAATCCTTCCTGTGATGTTAAAACCTTCACGATGGACGTACCCCCGGTAATACGGTTATCGGTATACCGATAAGCGTAGGAGTTAATATATTTAAGTAATTAACTCTTACGGTATATCGTACTACCGTATTACCGTATATTATATAGTTACGAACCAAACTCATCTAAATTGTTTATCCTCAGCGATTACTGACGGGAGTTTTATTTTTTTTCTACTCGTCGGATATAGTTTTTGGTAAATAATACAAATTGTCTGAATTGCTTGTCATAGCTTGGTTTCTTTCGCAGGTCATCCACTAGTTTGGCGGCGTACAGGATGGTTGAATGGTCTTTGCCCCACCATTTGGCGATGGCCGGGCTGCTGTAGCCCGCGTCTCTCGCAATCCACATGCAGATTGATCGTGGCCAGACCAGTTCATTGGTTCGTTTGCGGCTTTTGAGGTCATCGAATTGAACATCAAAGAACTCAACGGCAGCTTCGGCCAGGAATCTCATGCGCCGGGTTGTTGTCGGTGGATCGTCAGGCCAGGTTAGTTTAGCTTCCATAGTTCGAGTGCTGGTTTCTCCCAGTTCTTCGTTTCTCCGGTATATTTTGATGTTGAGTGTGACTTGTAAATCACATCAACAATCACATACCCCCAGCCGGCGCGGTTAAAGTCTTTGATCATGTTCTCCAGTATCCACACTTCCGAATCCAGGCGACACGGGTGACTGAACGGCACTGCGCCCATTGCTCTCGCTTCCATCTCACTGATCGCTTTCTCGCTGAGGCACATACTTTTTAGTTTCCTGCCACAATTTATTCGCGGCCTTGAACACTCTCCATCCACGCTGAAGTTCCTTCGGCACCCACACCTTCTCGGCTATCGGCCTGGGTTCACTCCGGTTGATCACCAGGCTTATACAGCGGGGATTCGGTCTCATCGTCTTTCGATAAGCGGCCAACTGATAGGAGTATTCTTTGTGGAAAGCGGGCTTTCCTCCTGTGTAATCCTGGGTCTTATAATCAACGACCACCAATCCTTTGATGCCTCGCACCTCGGCTATCAGGTCAATCGTTCCTCCGAAACCCCATCGGTTGCTCACAACCGTCTTCTCGACAGCCACCACCCGGATGATGCGCTCATGCGTCCAGCGGACGTAGGTCTCCAACCAAGGCCAGATTTCTGGGTCTTTCGACTCGTCGAACCTTCCCAGGTTGAACTCCTCGATGGCTTTGTGTACGCGATTGCCGAAGTCCAGGATCTTCTGCTGGTCGATCTTCGCGTAACCGTGGATGCGGTCGATGTAATCCTGGCCTGGTTCACCGTCGATATGTTCGTTCTCCAGACATTTCCTCACCATCCTGTCGCACTTCCATTTGGTTAGGTGCGGCTTCTCGATCATGCCCAGAACCCCACTCACGCTTGGCACCAGGTTCTGTTTCCGCGCCTCACGAAGCGTGGTTGGCTTGCCGCCCGGTTGAATGTGGCAAGCCTCCCCGGCCAGCGTGTACCAGTGCTGACCGTTGGAGGCAATGCGCTTAGGTTCTGCAATAATCATATGGCTTTCTTCTGGCGAAATGGCCCGTGGTTCAGTTCGCACCATACGCAAACATTGTATCCGCGCTTGAAATGACTCTTATCCATCGGCGCAGAACAAACGGTGCATGGCGGCAGTTCTTTTTCTTTCTTTTTAGGCATAATCTTTCTTCCTAGTACGGACTCCCACCGGACTGACGCTCGGCGTACTTCTCGCCGGTTTTCTTCATGTACTCGCTCTTGTTGAACTCGCCGCTTGGCTCGACCGGTGTGTCGCTCGGCATGGCGGTGGAGATGTTCGCCCAGGTGCGTTCCGGGTCACTCCGATCCGGGTCATGGGTCACGTTCACCATTGCCACCTTCCCCACGCAGGAAGCCTCCAGGTCGATCCCGGCTTCGGTCTTGACCAACTTGATGCCCCACCCGCTTAAAAACGGCAGGAGATAGCCTTTGTCGCTCATTGAGACATTGAACTGACGGCTCAACTGGAACGCTCGACCGTCCTCCATCTTCTCCTCCGACTCGAACACAAACCTGACCTTCTGTTTGGAGTCGGGGAAGTTTGGATTGGTCGATGGAACCAACCGGCGACCGTCCGGGCCTGGCGGGATTCCGTAGGCTTCACCCACATCAATCACGCCCACACACACCGCGCTCTGCGGCTTCTTCGGGGGTAACTCTCCCCCGCCACTGCTTGATTCTTGTATTATCATTTTATCTTTCTTTTGCGCGGTTAATCCGCTCAAATTTCGCCCGGTGGAGGAAAGCCTATCAAACACTCCACCGGACTGGTGCATCCAGCCACCCGGCCAGACAGTTGGGGTTCATATGAGGAATTCATCATGTCCCAACTACCAAATCTGTCTCCCGTAAAATCCTGAACCAATCACTGGCGCGGACGGTCACCAACCAGTCGCAGCTTGACCGTTTGTGGGCGACAATCGGTATCTGCCCCGGCCTGGCATCGCGCACCGCCTGGTTCATCGCGTCCTGCACGTTCAACCGCTCAACAAACTTCACCTCATGATGAAGTTTCGGCAGGTCGGGACAGATGATGTCCGGTGCCTCGCCACCTCCCGCATCACGCCCCGCGTTCTGGCAGCCTCTGATTGCGTCAAACCCCGCTTCTCTCAATTGATCCCGCCACATACGTTCACCTCTCGCGCCTTTGTTCCTGCTGTTCATCGCTTACAAGACAACACCGGGTTGGTCGCCTGATGTTCCTCGATCCAAAGTTTCTTTCGCTTGGATTCCCAGTCGGCCACCACCTGGGCAGCTTCCCGGAGCATCTCAAGCCGTTGCCTGTGATACGCAGTCTCCATCTCGCTTCGGAATGTGCGCTCCTCGATGAACACCTCCAGATCGGCCTCGGAAATGCGCCTCAGCTTGCCGATCTTGCACGATGGCAACTTGCCGCTCTTGATATAGCGGCGGACAGTCTTGCAGGAGATCCGCAGTCGATCCGCAACCTGCTGTGCGCTCAGGTAATTCATCCGAACAACATCAGCATCAGGATGCTCGCCGCGATCCCCACCACCCACATGGCATGGAGGATGCGAATTGAAAGTGGCACCGGATAGATCACCTCGCTTTTTCTATTAGTTCCTCCAAAACCGAGGTCATCGTTCTTCTCCCGGCCTGAGCCAACCGCTTGAGTACCTGCCGGT